GATTGTTGTTCGAAAATTCTTTTTATCATCTATCCGTTTATTGCAAAATAACAGATTTGTTTTTGAAGCTGCTCCAGGAACTATTGCTCAATCTCTTGAATGGGAGGAAATTTATAAATATTTAGTTCAACATGGAGAGAATAAAATTGTTGCTGGAGATTATGGAAATTATGATAAAGCTATGATGTCTACAGTTATTTTACAAGCTTTTAAAATCTTGATTAAAGTCAATGAAGCTTCAGAAAACTTTTCTCCTGAGGACATAAAGATTATGTATGGCATTGCTGAGGATACTGCTTTTCCTCTTATAGATTTCTTTGGAGATCTTGTGGGTTTCTATGGTAGTAATCCTTCTGGTCACCCTTTAACTGTTATTATTAATTCGCTTGTTAACTCTTTATATATGCGTTATGTTTATGTTAAATTATCACCAACTCATTCATGTACTCTATTTAAAAATCATGTTAGTCTTATGACTTATGGAGATGATAATATTATGGGAGTCAGTGATGATGCTCCATGGTTTAATCATACTGTTATACAAGAAGAATTTGCTAAAGTTGGAATTGTTTATACAATGGCTGATAAAGAAGCTAAAAGTGAACCATATATTAATATATCACAAGCCAGTTTTTTAAAGAGAATTTGGAGATATGATTCTGATATAGGTGCATTTGTTTGTCCCCTTGACCATAATTCCATTGAAAAAATGTTAATGATTTGGGTTAAATCCAAAACTATCTCAAATCAAGAACAAATGTGTGCTATTGTTGCTAGTGCCGTTCGTGAATATTTTTGGTATGGAAAAGAAATCTTTCATGAGAAAAGCGAAATGCTTAAAAAAGCTCTTCACAATATTGGATATGAAAGATGGATTGAACCATCAACCTTTCCAGAATGGACCCAATTAAGGGAAGAATTTTGGAAAGCATCGCAACATTTGGGAGTCTAACATAACTTCCACAAATATTTGTTATTTGTAAAACCATTATATGTTAGTCTATTGTAGTTACTGTTACTTATTAGTCTATGTTTATCTGTAAATAAATAAAGAGTGGATAATAGTCTTGTAATTTGCTAGGGCGTTCCCCGAAATCTCTATTTAGAGATGCATTCAGCTGATGTGCAAAAAGAATAACAATTATCATTTGGAATGGGTATTCCTATGATATTACTAAATTACCTACTCAAAATAACATTAAAAATAAAAATCAAAGTCTTGATGAGCTTAATCATCATTTTATTCGATATGTTCCTCAATCGAATGAAGGAAGTGCTGAGGAAATGCATGGTGATGCTAAAAATTCATCTGCAGCTTCATCCGAAACTCACGTCAATGTTGAGTATCTTGATGAGAATCCTGGAGTTGTTTATGATATGGATGGGAATAACGACCGTTCTTACTATTCCGATTATATGCCTTCAACGGAGCTTGCAGATTTCCTGAAAAGACCACTTCGAATCCAAGCCTATACTTGGGTAGAAGGAGCAAAACTTGCACAAACTTTTCAACCTTGGGATAATTACTTTAATAGTACCACAGTTAAGAAGAAGTTGGACAATTATTCATTTATTTCTTGTGATTTACATATTAGAATCTTGGTTAATGCTTCTCCTTTTTATTATGGGGCAGGATTAGCTAG